GACCGGGCGTTTGAAGAAGAAGTAATGCTATCAGGCTTTGGTGCCGCTCCTGTTAAACAGGAAGGTACTGGTGTATCATTTGATGATGCACAAGAAGCTTACACTGCTCGCTACAATCACGAGACAGTGGCGATGGCCTTCTCAATCACAGAAGAAGCAATTGAAGACAACTTGTACGACCGTCTAGCATCACGCTACACTCGCGCACTTGCTCGTTCAATGGCTCACACAAAGCAGGTAAAAGCAGCGTCAATTCTGAACAACGCCTTTACTGCTGCTGCCTTCTCAGGCGGTGACGGTGTGGCGCTCTGTGCTACTAACCACCCACTAACTAACGGTGGCACTTTTGCTAACGAACCATCAACTGCAGCAGATTTGAACGAAACTTCACTTGAAGACGCTCTAATCAACATTGCAGGGTTTACTGATGAACGCGGTCTAGTAATTGCTCTTAAAGGCATGAAGCTAATCGTACCTCGTCAGCTTCAGTTCGTTGCAGAACGCCTGCTTGTTTCTAACCTTCGTGTTGGAACAGCAGACAACGATGTGAACGCACTCAAGTCAATGGGCATGCTTCCTGAAGGTTATGTAGTCAACGACTACCTGACTGACACAGATGCATTCTTCATTAAGACTGACGCTCCAAATGGCTTCAAGCACTTTGAGCGTATGGCTTTGTCAACAAACATGGACCCAGATTTCGATACTGGCAACATGCGTTTCAAAGCTCGTGAGCGTTACAGCTTCGGTTTCTCTGACCCACGCGCAGTATTCGGTTCACCGGGCGCAGCGTAAAGTTAGTTACACAAGTTTTAAAGGGCGGGTATTCACCCGCCCTTTTTTATTGTATACTGTTATTATCCCTGACAGCCGCACCCTGTGGCTGACACTAGCCACGACAGGAGTAACTCATGGCGAACACTACTTTCTCTGGTCCAATTAAGGCCGGAACCATTAAGAATACAACAGGCACAACTCTTGGTTCAAACATTTCAAATGTTGGTCAAGTTGTTATGGCTCAGACTTTTTCAGCAGACCTTTCTGGTGGCGCACTTGCCGCGCAAGTAACAGATGTTGTTATCCCTGCAAACTCACAGATTATTGACTGCGTGATAGACGTTATTACCGCAGCAAGTGGTACAACCAACCTTAGTATCGGTGACACTGTAGGCGGTGCAGCTACTATTCTGAACACTTTTGCAAGTGGAACAAGTGCAGGACGCAAGTACCCGACAACACAGGCGGGTGCTGCATTGGCTTGGCAGGACACTGGAACAGCCGACATTCGTTTGACTGTAACGGCCTCTGCTGCAACAAACGCAGGTTTGGTTCGCTTTACAATTCTGTATCAGCAAAACAACAACCTTGCTTAATAGGAGGTCAATATGCCTGCTTCTATCACAGCAAAAACTGTTACCGCTACAGGCACACTTCTTGGCGGCAGAACTAGACTGAAGTCTTTTTATGTAAAAACTGCAAGCAGTGGTTCTCCAGCAGTTGTGTTTAAAAATGCTTCTGGCGGCGCAACATTGTTGTCAATGGTGTTTCATACATCAGATGACAATCAAATAACCATACCTGACCACGGTATGATATTTGAGACTGAGTGCCACGTTACACTGACCAACATAGACTCACTAACTGGTTTCTTTGGATAACTCCAATGGCAGTGAAGCGAAAGAAAAAGGCAGTAAGTCTTTCGGTAAAGCGGGGAGAAAAACTCCCCGCTTCCAAAGGCGCAGGTCTTACAGCCAAGGGTCGAGCTAAATATAACAAGGCTACTGGTTCAAAGTTAAAAGCACCGCAGCCGGGCGGCGGCAAGCGCAAGAAATCTTATTGTTCTCGTTCCGCTGGTCAGATGAAGATGCATGGCATTAGCTGTAAGAAGACTCCTAAGAAGCGTATTTGCGCAGCACGACGGAGATGGAAATGTTAACTCATATAATTGTAATTTTTTGCACAGCTTCTTTAGCTTTTCTCTCTTGGATAGCGGTGACTGTTGTTGATTTGAAAACAGACACTGCCGTTATATCTGCAAAGGTGGCTGCTAATCATCAAATGCTGACTCCATTGTGGCAAGATTTTTTAAGGACACATAGTAATGACAATCTCGCGTGGTTCGATAGGTAAGCAAATGTCAGGTGGTGCAAAAAAAGATGCATGTTACAGCAAGGTTAAACGCCGTTATAAGGTCTTCCCGTCGGCGTATGCAAGCGGGGCACTCGCAAAGTGTCGAAAAGTCGGAGCAGCCAACTGGGGTAACAGTACCACCAAGAAAGCAGCAGGCGGAACGTATAAATACAGAACAACAAAAATGTACTGATGAGAAATAATGGATCCTGTAAGCGCGATAGCGATAGCAAGTACCGCCTACAAAGCGATCCAAAAAGGGTTTCAGATAGGCAAGGATATCGAGTCTATGTCAGGAGACATAGGCAGATGGATGGGTGCTATCCAGAGTGTCAAGGAAGGACACGATAAAGCTAAAGGTCGAAGGTTCGGCAGTGTAGAAGAAGAGGCTCTTGAGACATATGCGGCTAAGAAAAAAGCCGAGAAGATGGAAAACGAGCTTAGAAATTTTGTGACAGGACAATATGGTTTTAGTGCTTGGCAGGATATTATTCGTATCCAGGGTCAGCTTAGAAAGGCCCGAATAGCCGAGAGAAGAAAGAAGGCCCAGCAGATAGAGACTATAATTACTTGGGCACTGGCTGTATCTATAGTCATTTTATTCTTTGGTCTTATTGTTTTTGTCGCAGACGCAGTTTTATAGTGAGGAAGCCGGTATGGCTGTCAGGAAAACAAAAAAGGGCTTGGCGCTTAAGCGCTGGTTTAAAGAAGAGTGGAAGGATGTGCGTACGGGGAAGCCGTGTGGCAGAGGCAAAGGAGAAAAACGGGGTACTCCATATTGTCGCCCCTCTAAACGTGTCTCCAGTAAAACTCCCAAAACCTCCAAAGAGATGACGGCTGCGGAAAAACGTAGTAGAATAGCACAGAAGAAAAAACTTGGTCAGCCGGCAGGTAAGCCAAAAAGAGTTAAATCATTGAAGAGAAAAAAGTAAATGGCAACTTCAGGTTCAAGAGACTTCGACTTAGATGTCGCTGAGATAATTGAAGAGGCATACGAAAGATGTGGCCTTGAGCTTCGTACTGGTTACGATGCTAAGACTGCTCGTCGTTCTATGAATCTTATGTTTGCTGATTGGGCAAACCGTGGTTTGAACTTGTGGACTGTAAAGCAGGGGACTCAGGCACTGACTGCTGGTACAGCTACTTATACATTTACATCTGACTACACAGACCTTCTTGAGGTTGTTGTTAGAAGAAGTGGTGTAGACTATGAGTTGAGTCGCATGTCTCGTGGTGAGTATTTAACATTGCCCAACAAAACAACTCAGGGCCGCCCTAGTCAATATTACTATAACCGGCAGATAAACCCGCAGATTACTTTGTGGGCTACTCCTGACAGTTCTACTGATACTCTGGTATATTACTTTGTACAGCGCATTGAAGATGTAGACACATTAGCAAATACTGCAGACACTCCGTTCCGTTTCCTTCCTTGTATGGTAGCAGGCTTGGCTTACTATCTGTCTCTTAAACGAGCACCAGAGCGGGTTCAAATGTTGAAGAGCATATATGAAGAAGAGTTCCAACGTGCTGCTGATGAGGACGAAGACAGGGTGCCACTCAAGTTGCAGCCTAGTGTTTCGTATCTTCGGGTGAACTAATGGCAAGGTACGCATCAGGTAAAAAGGCTTGGGGATATTCTGACCGCTCCGGCTTCCGATATCGTCTAGCGGATATGATGACAGAGTGGAGTGGTGCAAAAGTTGGTTCTGATGAGTATGAAGCAAAACATCCACAGTTAGAGCCAATTCGTCCGGGCCCTGACCCACAAGCTTTGCATGACCCAAGACCTGACCAACGTACCGAAGTACCCACACAACAGTTGCTTCCTCCAAAACCTTTTGTATCAGGCAATGCTGGCACTGCAGTGATTACTGTTATTGAGCCTTCACATGGACGTAGCTCCTCAGATACTGTAAGATTCCGCAAGGCAATCGCGTTTGACGGGTTTACACAAGGGGTACTAGAAAATGCATCAGGTTATTCAATTACTGTTGTGGATACGAACACATATACTTTTACGGCATCAAGTGGAACAGCAACCTCCGGTAACACACGAGGCGGCGGTAACCATGCGACCGCTGGCCCCGTCACGTTGGAGAAT